TAAAATCACTGTCAGTAAAAGGAGAAGTAAAAGTTAACTTGTCACCCTTAGCAAAGAACAATTGATTCTTAAACCATACAACATGTTCCGCACCCACAACATCTGCAGGAGCATCATGTAATTCTACAAATGATGTGCCGTCATATAAGAATGGTACATTGATACTATCAACACCACATACTTTTTCTGTGGTAGAAATTCTGTACTTCTCAAAACGATACTTTGTTGCAGCGTCTCTGGATGCAGATAAAAAAGTTATTGCTGCATTGTCTGCGGGGCTAGATGCTAAAGCAGGACTAATTGCTAAGGTAGCACCGCCACTAGTAACTGTTGCATCCGCAGTAACGGTATATATTAATGCTACACCTGCAATGCTAAATGTATCACCAGTTTTAGGTTTGCCAGTTAATCCGTCAACAACTAAGCTACTACCAGTTTGACCAGCACCATTCACTAATACAGTTCCATATGCTGGATTACTAATCTTTGTCCAACCACTACCTGTGCTTCTATATAAACTATTATTACGTGCAACAATTACTTTAGCAGTCCATGCTGCTACACCTTGAATCGTACCAGTGCCTGATGTAAAAGTAATAACTGCTTGATCGGCAGGACTAGATGCTAGGCTGGTTGTTAGTGTAAGTGTTGCACGCTTAGTAGCTGAATTATATGAAACACCACCAGCACCAATCGTATACGTTCCAGTTACACCTGCAATAGTAAATGTATCTGTTTCTACAGGCGAAAACATTAGATTGCCTATTATAAGTGTGCTGCCTGTCTGCCCACTACCATGTACTTTAACATCACCATACGCAGGGACGATAGAACTATCATACTTATCAAATCCTTCAATGCGTCTATAGCCACCCTCTATAGAAGGTTCAAAGTTACGCAGTATCCTAGCACTGCCCGGTAGCTGAATACCGTGCTGCAAAGGGGACAGATTTGTGATTAACCCACCCCTAAACTCAAACGGGTATGTAATCCATCTATCAGCCATTAATTAACCCTAAAGCCAGCAGTGTATCTTTTATTTTGTGGAAGCATAGTAGAGCGTACATATTCGGTACGATTGATCAACATGATTCTCATATGCTTTAAATTCTGTTCAAACTTTGCTTTAGCTACCGCTGCGTCTTGGGTATTACCCCTAAACATATATGCATAGTAAGTAGCACCCTCAACAATAACATGCCTATACATTTCAGGTATCAAAGGAACATCTGTATACGCAGATAAATCTGTAGTCACTGTGTAATATTCATACGTTAGTTCGTATGCTTCCTTAGGTGTCTGTACTAATACAAACTGTCTGTTTGGTGCCTGTACAATAAAAGACGGGATGTCCCGTAAACTTGTATCTGCATTATATTCTTGATCTACAAACTTCTCTAAGTATTCTTCGTAAGACAGAATCTTTAATTTGACTGTCTCATTATTAAACGTAGTATTCTTCCTAATACGAAAAGAATCGAAATCAATTACTTTCGCATTAGCAGGATAGCTATACCTACTCGTGCCTGCAGTTAGTGTTGTTGTTTGAGTTGTATGATTCCAATGCCATTGAAACTCTAACTGATTAATATCTTGAATAGCAGCATTAACTGCATCTTTAGCATGTGAATAGAAACCTTTTGCAGAGCTAAAATTAGAACTTGTTAGCTCTACTTCATTTAGTTTTCTGTTAATGTCATTAACTAAACCCAAGAAATCGTAAGCCACTATATCACCTTATTGAGATGTATAAATAAAGAAAGGCAGGGGCTTGTGACCCCCGCCTTATATTGCACTACTTAAGCCAACTGATCACGATCTACTTCGTCAGCTACGATACGACCATCTACATTCATAAGCACAGCCCAAACACGGACTACGCCAGCAGTAGGAGCGGTAGTAGCAGCTTGAATTAACAAGTCAATTGTGTCGGCAGTTGCACCGATTACAACAGGCTGGAATGCAGCAGCATTTTGTGCATATGCTCCAGCAGCAGCAGCATCAGCATCGAAGCCGTCAACAAAGTTATCAACGTCAAGACCTGTGCCTAAATCAAATGCATTGTCGCTTGACTCACCAGTTAAAACTGTGGTTACTTCCATACCAGCATTTAAAATAAGTGTGTTAGTTGGTACAGTGATGCACTCGATAACGTCAGCAGCTGCCAAGGCAGAACCTTTAGCAGTAGCTGCAGCAGCAAAGTCAATGTATTTTTCTACTAAATACGGTACAGGAGCGGCAGTACGACCTGCTGATGCTCCGCCCGTTGCGAGGGTTGTAATTGTTGCCATTTTTATTTCTCCTTAAATTAATTAAGCTGCGTTGTAGCGGGCAACTACAATAGCTTCTGGACGCAAGATCTTACGACCATACAAGTGCATACCACGGACGATGTCAGCAAAGCTGTCTGGGTCACGATAGCTCTCGGTCTTGGTGATTTGCTGAGCAGAAGCTACAGCAGCATCATGACCAGCTACGATAACACCATAGTTAGATGACTGTGCAGATGCACCAGTTGTGCCGGGACCTGTACCAACCTTAGGCAAGTTGCTTGAAGAGTAGACACGGAAGCCATGGAGATTATTTAAAATCAAACCATTCTGCAAACCAGATCCACCAAAGTCACTGTTTAATAGTCGGCTGTCTTCATCTTTTAACATCTCGATAAAGACTGGGTCAACGATCAACCAACGACCATTTGTGTCAACTTGTTGTTGGTCCAATAAACGACCCATACGAGCAATCACAGTTAATGGAGATACAAGAGTTGTTGATACTGCAGTCTGACCGGGGAAACGAGGGGACAAAGGAATCGAGTCACCTGTAGAACCAGCAGATGTCAAGTTACCAAAGCTTGGACGGCTTAACTTCATTGAAGACAATAACTCATCGCTACCAGCAGTACTTACAGCTTTTGTGCCGGGGAAAGTTGTACGTACTGTGTCAGGTGAACTGTGCTTAGCTGATTGGCTAAAACCAGACAAGTAACCTAATACGTCTTGGTCATACTGGTCACGCAAGCGATAAGCTGCACGATCAGAAGCCATGCTCATGAAGTTAACGTGGCTATGTGCTGCTTCGATATCGTCAATCTTGAATGCGAAGTAGTTAGCTTGGTCAACAACGAGAGTGAAGTCTTCGTCATCGAGGTCTTGTGCCGTGATCTGTGTGCCACGAGAATAAGCCTGAACTGAAACTTCTGGTTCTTTGATGATCTTAACGCTATCGCCCATGTTAGCGATCTCGCCAAAATAGTCGTTGTTAGAAATATCTTCTACTACAGAAGATTTACGGAATGCAAGTTGTACTTGCTTGGAATAGATTACTGGGCTAAAATTACCATTAGGTAAATTGCCGTAACCTGAGGCTGAGGGAAATGCCATTTTTAATTCTCCTAATAAATGAAAGGCATATTAATAAATACGCTTACAGGTATTCTTGGAGCCTATGATGCTAGGTGCTCATAGCTTAGACTTCTAGATTATCTAAGATATAAGGGCTAACGATGTTAGGGTAGTCCTTTGAAGTACTCTAATGCGTTACAGTGCTACTTATATTTATATCCAAATGTATTGGTTGGCTTAGCTGAAGCGGCAATATTAGATATGGAATTAAGGTAAGGCAGGACTAACCTACCTGTACCTTTGTACTACAGTTATAAAGCAAAAACTTAAAATGTCAACTATTATCTTGCAGATCCAGTACGATCATAAACAAACTTTCCAGACTGTATTGCAGCTATAATAGCTTCTTGATTCTTCTCATACTCTTTGGAAGACATCCGTTCTACATCAGACTCACGGATGGTGCCCTGTTCACTGGCAGAATCAAAGCCTGCTTTTCTACTGTTACCTACAGATCTAGCAGCGTCCTTATCGTCAGACTTCTTAGCCTTTTTGGTGTTTATTCCCATGTCTGCCTTATACAAATCAATGGCACGAGCAGCTGAAATAGCATCTGTTTCATTGTCATATAGGGCATTTTGAATCCACTTAGGCTGTGCCTCGACCCAGTCATGAAACTCAGATTGCTCACGAATAGCGTCAAAGTCAGGGTGAAGACGCACTAATTCTGTTTCAGCACGCTGTCTTAAGGTATCTGCCTGCAATTCATCAAGCTTCTTAACCCTTTCCTCTAGTGCCTTAGATTGTTCTTGAGCCTTTTGCATTGCAATGGTCTCAACAATCTTAGCCACATCGGGGAATTCCTTAGACCATTCAGCAATCTCCTCTGAAGATTTAGGCATACGCAACTGTTTAGTAGCCGACTTCTCTAGCTGACCTCTAAGTTCATCAATCTGCTTTTGCAACTCAAGTTCTTTCTTCTGAGTATGCCTACGCAAATCTCCGTATCGCTTCTTAAAACTCTTTTCTTCTGGATTAGAAGGTTCTTCCCCTTCAAAATCCTCAGCATCTTGTGCTTTAGCTTCCTGTGGTTTGTTGTCCTCAGATAGCTGTTTTAGTTCTTCTTCTTCTTTTTCAATGCGTTCCTTGTTAGCATTACGTGTTGCAAAGCCCGTCATTGTTTTGGTTTGTACTTCTACTTTTTGGAGTTCCATCTTTTCCTCGTTGGTTGGGGCTAACAGTTGCCACACATGGTGGGGTATTAGGTAGCCATTGTTAAGGGGTAAATTTTATTTCTTAGATGCCAGCCCCTTACTGGCAGTCTTCTTAGGTGTAGTCACTTTCTTGCGAGGAGCAAGCAGTGGTTTTTTGCTGTATTTTACCATAGTGCTGCTAATAAGTCCACCCTCTGCTGCACCAATTGTTTCTACCTCTTTGTATCCGTAAGGGATTGGAGACAAAGGCTCATCGTCTTTAAAAGAGATTAATGTACTTTGACCGGATTCGTTTACAAACTTTTTAAGATCATACTTAGCAGGCAATACTTGAGTTAGACCTACAACATTTGTGCCAGTTATATCTTCAACAGGGGACTCTTCTCCGGGAGAATAGCGTGAACGTGATCTATATGTTAGTTGCCCTGTTGAGGTATCAATACCCGAAGGTAGTAGCTCCCCTAAAATACTTTTAGAAATTTCACCACTTACAAGTCTCTTACCAGCTTTTTCTAATCCAGTATCTGGAGTAGGAGGAGGTGTGTACATTTCATTTGCAGAATAGGAGGCAGCTAAATTTTGTGCTATTGCCCCCTCACCTACACCACGGGCTGTCATTGCTGCTACATCATCGGCAGCAAAAGATTGTACTCCCTCTTGCTTTAATATTTGTGCAATCTGTTCTTCGCCTGCTCCTGCTGATCTAGCACTTTCTGCCTGTGCTGCTAAGAATTCTGCATCTTGTGCTGCATTTGGGCTATAAGTGTTACCAATACCTAACTCATTTTTAATGGCACCATAGCCTTCGCTTATTCCACTAGTTACCCCAGCTGTTACACCGCCTGTTACGGCACCTCTAGTAGCACCTTCAACAATATCTTTGCCTGCAACAGCCGATCTAACTGCACCAGAGCCTGCACCTATAGTAGTACCAGAAGCAACAGCCCCACCAAAACCACCACCGGCAGCCTGAGAAATACCGGGAGCAAACTGTGTACCCGCATATGAAAGACCAAAGGATGTAGCTATCTGGATAGGGTCACCGCCATTAATAGCAGTATTAGCTGCAGCAATGTACGGGATGTACGTCAGGGATGCACCGGCAGTTACTGGAGCTAGTGCAATAGCAGCTATAGTAGCTACTGTGCCTACGTCTACCTGCTGTAATACCTCTTTATCAAAACTTTCAAGAGTATTCTCTACAAAATCAACCGTTGACCCTGCTGTATTTTCTACAAAATCACCTATTGACGATACTGTATTTTCTGCGAACTTAGCAACATCAGATACAACTGGAATATTACTGCCGCTCATTTACCGATCTCCATAGTTAATTTAAACGTGCCGTTATCTTCTTGCACAGACAGGGGATACTGTAATTTCTTTAGCATACTTAACAGGTTAGCATTTGTAGTAGTAGTCTGAATACGTGTAGTGCCTACGTTTTGTAATGTCTGTATTCCTGCTTTAATAGAGTCTTGTAACTTCTTTGGATCATCTTTAGTAAACAGATGCACTTCCATTGTAGACTGATCTACTGGCATACCAACAAAGACCGTGTCAGAAAATCTAACTATTGCAGCTTGTTTTTTAGCAGCACGTATAGTGAGTGAACGTAAGAATACATCTGTATTCCCTTTATATCCTTCTGCAGCTAAACTATCTGTAACAATTTTAGAAGGGGTCAGACCCTCAGTAGGAGCATGCATCAATGTCTGATCTATGTCTAACTTCCTATTCTGCATATTCTTTGCAGTCTCTTGAATCGTAGCCATCTGCTCTGATGTTAGAGTAGGAGGTTCTTCAGTAGCAGGTGATTTAGTAGGAATAGCTTCAGGTGTCTGTTGCATAGCAGATGCAGCAGGTTGTTCTGCAGGAACTTGTTCCATGGGCATTACATCACCACCTACAACCATCTTCCTCTCTTCGCCTTCCATCTCAGCCATGATGTCATCTAACTCAGACTCAAACTCACCATCATCTTCCTCGGTAGCCTCTTCTGGATTGGACATTTGTCCCATATCCTCCATTTTCTTTAAGCCTTGTTTAGCTGCTTGACGCATCTGCATTAAACGCTCTAAGCCAATGAAGCGAACTACGTCAGCTGGAAATACAAACTCCCCCTCACTAAGTTGTGCTGGGATGTCATCACGCACTTCTTCTTGCATAGAACCAACAGGGACATCATTCCCACTTACTGGGTCTACTGTGCCGCCCTCTTGAAGCATGCCACCTCTTTCTAGAAGTTTTTTAGTTTGTTGCTTTGCTTTCACTTGACCGCCTTTAGCCATACCTGCTTGCTCTTTAGTTATGCCTGCCTCATCTGGATTCTTACCAGTCCTCTTCATATACTCTTCTTTCCATGCAGTTGGATGCTCTTTAGATTTAAGCATCTCCCCAGTTTCTGGATTGGAAGAAGCCCAATGGTATTTATTTTTATCAAAAGGATCTCGTTCTGGTCTTATTCCAGACTTCCATGCAGAACGATAGTCATAATCTTTTGTATTTAAATCGGGTTCTTCCCTGTATTCTTTTACATACTCTTTAAACCAAGCAGTACCACGAATACCCTTTTGGAATTCCTGTTCTTCTTTATCCGCTTGTTTTTTCGGCATTGACTTCGTCTCTTAAATGTTTAAGCTGTCTTAGTGCTGTGATTGCACCTTGAGCTTGATATAAATTAACGGGTTCTACAGACTGCTCTAACTTCTTTTGATGCAACTCAATGTGGTAGTCAAGCATATCTGTAAATGCTTGCCACTGGAGATTTGTATTAACCAAGCCCTTGAGCTTGGGGAGGTACTGCTTGCTGTTGTTGTGGTTGCTCATTGCCTGTGAATCCTTGTTCTTGTGGTATAGGTGCCATGCCGATACCAATGTTACCACCGCCTGTACCAGCTGTATCTGCTACACCGGGAACACCCTGTGTTGCTGCTGCTGGGGGTTGGGATTGTTGCATTAGTACTGCCTGTCTTGCTGCCTCATCTAAACTATTTGTAACTTTATCTGGGTCAAGATCCATTGCTTTAGCTATCTCCCTGATAATATATGGGAATTTAGCAAAGGGTGCAAGGGCTGGACTACTAGCCACCTGCAAGAATTGCATGAGTCTTTGACTACGTACTTCGTTAGCCATAAGACTTTCAGTACCACGAGCCTTAACTTCTAAGTCACCTTTAATTTCAACGTCAAAATCAAATTGCATATTGAAGCTAAAGAATGCCTCACCTAAAGGACGTAATAAATAATCATCTACGTTTTTAATAACTGTCTTAATACTTCCAGAAGCAGCATTCATTAACATGCTAATACCACTAGCTGTTCTACCTACACCCGCTACGCCTGTCTGCCCATGTGAGAAAGAAGGAATACCTGTAGATTCATCCGCTAAGATACGTGCTTTATCAAACAATTGTAAGTTCTCATTGGATACATTAGGAAACTTTGTACCAAAGATAGCCTGACCGGGAGCACCGCCTTGTCTACGGAATACCTTTCCGGGATACACAGACAAGTCTTGACCGGGAACGAGATTGGTTTCATCAACCTCAAATACAAGATTGCCAGATAGGACCGCATTGTCCACCGCCATACGCATGAAACCATTCATTAAAGTTTGTGTGTCATCCATGTTTTCTGCGACACCGATACCAAATAGAGAATAGGGGTTTAGTTCGTAGGGGACAGCATAATACGGGATCCTAGCTGGCTTAAAAGGATTTAGTACCATTCTTAAAATACGACCATTGCAATACCACACATTGGCTTGTAATTCATCTGCTGCACCTAACTCAGCAGGAATCTTTACATCGTTGGCTTCGAGCATCTCTCTCTCTACTGCACCCCAAAACTCTAATACTTCAAATCTATCAATGCCTTGATCTACTTGGTAATCATTTAAATCGTCTTCCCAATACTTCTTGGTATAGGATTCACCTCGTGTAATAACATCATCAATTACATTAGCACGGAACATCGGACGTTTCTTTAATCCACGCAATTGGCTACGGCTCATCTTGTGCCGTTCAATAACATATTGAGCCTCATCCATATTGCTGGCATCTGGATCTGAATAAAAATTCCAGACACTTACATGCGAAGTAGAAGGTACTGTTTTAATTAAAGGAGAGTATTCTCCATCTTCACCCCAGTTCGCATATTCTTTATCTACAGCAAAAGGTCCCTTCATGATACCAGTACCAAAAAGAGCCATCTCAAATGCAGTAGACCTTAATTGTTTTGAAGCATTGCTTTCATCTAGCTGATCCTTAATTTTCTTTTCCATCTTCTTAGCAGCAATCATTGCTGGACTAAATGTAGCTGAAGTAGGAGTAACACCGGGACCTTCATTTAAATTTTGAATACCCGAAAGTTCTTCTGTGAGAGGACCTAATCTTTCTTGTAGTGTTTTAAATGTTGCTCCGGGAGGCAAATCTCTGCCATCACCTTTGTAGCCATAAGGAGAAAAATCAGGTACTGCGTCTCTGAGCTTTGCTTCACTAGGATCAAAATGCACGTCCTCCACTACGCCTTCTGGAAGTACAGTTGGATCTACACTGATTGGGAAATTGTTATTAGAAAATAGAACATCTACAATTTGACCATAAGCTGCAAGAGTTTTAGTCTTTGTAACTTTAATAAAGACTCTGCTTTTCTCTGCTTCGGTAAACTGCACATCAGGACCGTATAGTCCACGATAGTTACGATAGGCACGTAACCATCTTTCTTCATCATTGCGTCTTGTAGTCTCAGCCTTATGATACTTTTCTAATAAAAGCTGTACCATAGGACCCGCTACTTTGTCCTCATCATTAATATTATCAACGTCTTTTAAATTAATGGATTCGTCTTCAGTATAATTCTTTTCTGCCATTCTATGTGCCTTTAATATCCAAATGTGGGATCAGCTAATGACATCCCAGACTTCTGGTGTAAGGGATTGTAATCCCATAAGTTACTTCTAGGTCTACTCATAATACCATACCGAAGAGCATCATACAAATGATCTTCTGACTTTGTATCAATATCTTCTGGATTGTGTTTATCCAGAGGAATGATAGGAAGCTGGGCAATTAAATTCGTACAGTTACTAGTTATAACCAATCTTGGCTCTTCTGTAAACTGATCTACCTGTAATCGCCTGTGTATTTCATTCTTACCTGAAACACGACTGCCTGCACTTCTATCTGAGGGTCTCCACCGACACCCTTGCTGAATCATTTGTTCCGCTAAGGATGGACCAGTGTCTCCCCTCTTATGCCAACATGACGAATCGAGTACACCATACCGAATCGTTCCATCATTTTGTTCTAATTCTAAAATCATGTTAGCTAAATCTCTAGCCAACACCTTACTTACGTACAATTCCCTGTAAACAACCAGCTGTTCTGCTGGAGTTACAGCAAACCAGACAACTGCTGAGTAAGAACCGTAGCCATAGTCACCCGATCTGAACTTAACCCAATTTTTAGGTATGTCCATCGGATCAATAACGTGTATTTTCCGATTAAACTCAGAGAATGCTGCTCCTTCTGATACATCCCAGTTACCCTCCAGCAATTGCTTACGTTGATGCTCTGGTAAAGAGAGCAACATTGTTTCATAATCCCCTTGTTGAGCAAGATAGGGGTTATCTGCCAACATAGCAGGTATGAATCTACGTCTAAACAGAGGCTGTCCGTCTTTACTGTGCCCCTTGGGGTACTTTAATACGTCCCCAGTCTCAATATCGGTAGCCCAAAACGATTTTCCCGGTATGGATGGGTCAATAAACATCTTCTTTACCCATGCATGACCCGGTCCACCGGGGTTGGTTGTGGCTCTCATGTAGATTGGCAGGTCTGATGCTGTACTACGTAGACGAGAACGCATATAATTCCATGCAAATGGGGTACTCCACTGCGTCAACTCGTCAAAACCTACCCAACTAAACGCTAAACCTTGGTACCTCAGTACATCTTCGTCTCTATCGAGGTACGAAAACCACAATCTTGCCCCACTTGGTGCTACCCACTGCATCTTTCTCTCTGACCACTTAATACCCGGATAGATCTGGGGGTACATTTCCTGTGATTTCCAGATCAACTCACGCAATTCTTCAGTGGTATGACGCAATAACAACCCACTAAACTGTGAATGTCCCATATATCGCAGGGGATCAGCCAACATCGCATAACTTTTACCACCTCCAGCTGCCCCACCGTACAGTACTTCACGCTCAGGTGCTGCTAAGAACGCTGTTTGTGGACCTGAATTAGGTTTAAATATTACATTTCGTTCACTAATATCTGGTACATGTATTTCATCACCAGTACTCTTCGCATTCGTCTCCTCCATCAATTCTGTTGAGGACGGCTCTTGCTTGTCTTGTTGCTTTGCCACCAAGTCTTTTTTCGTGCTTTTCCGCTTCTTCAATGGCTTTTCTATATTTGGCAGCCCAGCTTCTGAGAGTTGAAGCTTTTGTCTGGTGATACTGCTCATGTTTTATCCTGCTTAATAATCCTACGTGTGATATATACCTACCAGTAACTTTATTCAACCAAGCAGCAACTTCCCTAGAAGGATACTGCTTTAGATATTTCTTTGCTTTTTCTAAAGCATCTAACTCTAACGGTATTGGATCAAGCATCAACGGATCTGTCTCCGATGTCTTGTAACCAAATGGTGCTTCAAATCTACCGTTTAGTTTGGGAATCGATATATATTCCCCCTTCTCTTGTGCATCTTTAGGTTGTGGCAGTATCCATTTACCGATGGTAGAACGGGTTGCCATGTGCTACTCCTCGTCTGTTTTTTCCTTTGGTGGAAGAATCATTAGACCATTCGTAGCTTCAACCTGTAATTTCTCAGTTTTAACCAAGCCTACTCGATCCAATAGATCCTTAGCAGCACTTAGTTTATCACGCAATCCTAATTCTGTCGGGTCAATCATACCACTGACAAGTGACATAGCTGCACGAGGTGCATTACGTGCCATGTACAATTGGGTACGTTCCATGATCTCATCTTTAATACCTTTGATGATTTCCGATGTTGGGCTATTTTCTGAATACCCTGCTAACTCTTTAGCACGTACTACATCGCCACCTGCTTGTTCAAACAGAACCTCTAAAAATTTAGTTTGTTTATCTGTGAGTTCTCTACTCATTGTACTTTCCTAAAAGGTTTTACTTTTTTAGCAATTGTTTTGGGTTGTGCAACAAACTGTTTACCTTTTGCTTTGCCCACTCGCTTAGCTTTTGACGTTGCCGCATATTCCGCAGGAGTAAGAGCTTTAATAGCAGCCTCTGGTAAATACCTTTCCCCGGTCTTGGAGCTTGGCTTTCCTGATTTAGTACGCCACTTTTGTGCACCCCATGACTTAAGAGATAGCTGACTTTTTTTAAGTGCAGCACTCACTTATAGCCCCCACCAGCTGCCTTGTATTTCTTAGCTACTAGCTGTGCTTTTCTAGCTGACCACTGACCTGCAGCAGTTCCATGCGTAGCTGCAGACTTTACCTGCGATACAATCTTCTTACGTAACTCAGGCTTGGTATAGTTACCTGCAGCATTTACTTTTGATTTAG